CTTGGGCTCGCGCAAGGGGGTGGGATTACACGCCTTGGCAGTCACGCGGCGAGCTTGGCGGTATGGGCGCCGGAGGAATGAACGTGTTTGAGGTTCAGCAACTTGAAGAGGGCTGCTACCTGACAAAGCCCGCTGCATTTGAAGGATCGGAGGACAGATAGTCATGGACGATTACGAGGAGATTGAATTGTTGGGAGATGAATTTCACCACGCACTACTGGGCGCCGTGTACGAGCAGGACGGCACTCCGGTGCCCTGCTACTCAAGCGGCATGATCGTGGACAAGCTCATAATGGAGGGCTACACGGATGATCAGGCACTCGACTACATCAACGAGGTGACAGAGGGCGCCAAGATCCTCTGGATACACCCGCTGGAGATAGAGCCTGACTTCACGCCGGACAAGAAGCCCCATCTGCGGCTGGTGCACTGATGAGGTACGGCAGCGTCTGTAGTGGCATCGAGGCCGCTACGCAGGCGTGGCACGGACTGGGCTGGGAGCCAGCTTTCTTTAGCGATATAGAGGCTTTCCCCTGCGCCGTGCTGCAACACCACTACCCAGAGGTTCCGCTACACGGGGACTTCACAACGATCACGGAGGATCAGTATGGACCAATCGACCTTCTTGTCGGAGGAACACCCTGCCAGTCGTTCAGCGTCGCAGGGCTCAGAGGCGGCATGGATGATGAGCGCGGTAACTTGGCACTCGAATTCATTAGGCTTGCTCAACGCGAGCGGCCACAGTGGCTGGTCTGGGAAAACGTCCCCGGTGTCTTGTCATCCAATGGAGGACGGGACTTTGGCTCCTTCCTCGGGGCGCTGGCTGAAATCGGGTATGGGTTCGCCTACAGGGTTCTTGACGCTCAATACTTCGGAGTGGCCCAGCGACGCCGCCGTGTGTTCGTTGTCGGATACCTTGGAGACTGGCGACGTGCCGCAGCGGTTCTTTTTGAGCGCGAAAGCCTGTCAGGGAATCCTCCGCCGAGCCGAGAAGAGGGGGAAAAAGTTGCCCCCACTCTTACGCAAGGCTTTGGTCAGCGTGGCGTCTGCAGCGACTCCATAGCGAACGGTGGATATGCTATTGAGTGTGCAGAGGTCGCCCCCGCTGTTACAACTGGCCCTCCTTTCAGTCGCACAGGAAACGAGCGAGTAGAGTGCGAGGCCATTGTGCCGGTGGCATTTGCTCAAAACACAAGGGATGAGGTCAGGGAAATGCCTTATTCAGGAGCTCTTTCCGCAAATCCCGGCATGAAGCAAACCAGCTATGTGCGGGAGGGTCTAAGCGTCAGACGCCTGACACCAACCGAGTGCGAGCGGCTACAGGGATTTCCTGATGGCTTCACGCAGATCCCGTACCGCAACAAGCCAGCAGATAAGTGTCCTGACGGGCCGCGCTACAAGGCTCTGGGCAATTCGATGGCTGTCCCCGTGATGCGTTGGATAGGTGAGCGCATCCAAGCGGTGGAGGCTATCTGATGGGCTTCGGAGGGCGCATCAAGCGGAACATCGCGGACAAGCACCTTTCCGACTGCATCCGCAAGTCAGCGCAGTGGAAGTGCCAGCGTTGCGACAAGGACTACACCGACAAGCCTCAGGGTTTGCAGTGTAGTCACTTCATTAGCCGTGGTCACTGGGGCAGCCGTTACTCGCCGAAGCAGTTGGCGCTTTGCGCTTACTGTCACAACTTGGTCGAGGGGCACCCAGTAGAGCACATAGAAATCTGGAAACGAATACACGGAGGTGATGACCCAGATGCCGAGCTTACCAAAATGGTTGAGATCGCCGCTTGCAAGGGCAGAGCGCAGTACGCCCGCAACAACGTCAAAGCCATCTCAGCCCACTACCGAGCCGAGTCCAAGCGACTCGACGAAGAACTTATCAAAGCCAAGAAAGGCAAGGAGGCCGATCTCAATGTCTACGGATACATCAGGCAAACGCATACTTGTGATACCTGACACCCAAGTAAAGCCGGGGGTCAACACGGACCACCTTGAGTGGGCCGGTCACTACGCCGTCAAGATGAAACCCGACGTGATCGTGCATATCGGCGATCACTGGGACATGCCTAGTCTTTCGTCCTACGACAAGAAGGGCAGTCGGCAAATGGAAGGCAAGCGCTACGTCAAGGACATCGACGCGGGCAACGAGGCCATGGATCGATTCATGGCGCCTATCCACCAAGAGGTCGGCAGGCTGAAGCGCGGCAAGCGTAAGTCGTGGAACCCGCGACTGGTCTACACCATGGGCAACCATGAGAACCGCATTAACCGCGCAGTGGACGCCGACGCGCAGCTTGAGGACCTGATCAGCACCGACGACTTCAACCTCGTCGAGCACGGGTTCGAGGTGGTGCCGTTCTTGGAGCCCATCGTCATCGAGGGCGTCGTGTTCTGTCACTACATCTGCAGTGGCGTCATGGGCCGCTCGATCAGTAGCGCGCGCATCGGTCTGACTAAGCGGCACCAGTCGTTTGTGCAGGGCCATGTGCAACAGCGTGACATTGCCGAGGGCGTCCGTGCTGACGGCAAGCGCATCACTGGGATCATGGCGGGCATCTTCTACAGCCATGACGAGGGCTACATCACACCCCAGCACAACACTGGGTCGACGTGGTCAGGCGTTTGGATGTTGCACGACGTCAAGGACGGCGAGTTTGACTACATGCCGGTAAGCATTGACTACCTGAGGAGCAAGTATGGACTGGAGAGCTGATCAGAAAGCGTCGGAGATGTGGTCACTCATCGACGCGGTCTGGGTGGTAGAGGAGGTAGAGATAGCAAAGATCAGAGACCTGTGCGATGCCCACGGCATCCACTGCGAGCGGTTCATCGAGGTGTGGAACAAGCTGTGCGATGAGGCACACATTTTAATCAATCAGGCAGAGGAGAGAATCCATTGAGATATGACATCACGCTCTACTTTAACGACAAGCAGTCAGCGCTGGACTCGGGCTACTGCGACGCGGTTATGGTTGACGACGACGTGCCTGAGCTGGGCTACATGTCAGTGGTCAGCTTTATGTGTGACGGCTACGAGATTGAGCGCAACGACGAGTCGCTCGATGTGGACTTGGGGATGATTGCATGAGTATCGACGACGCACTGCCCAAGGAGTGGGACGCCCTAAGGAAGAGCCGCTACTACGACAACCGCAGCTTTGACATCAAGGACGCCACCTGCGTTCTGCAGCCAGATCATCACGAGATGATGAGACGCAGCAGGGAGATAGCGGAGGAGGACAACGTCAACAAGCCAGCCCATTACCGGGTCGGCGAGGTCGAGGCAATCGACTATATCCAACAGCAGTTGGGCACTGGCGTTAAGGATTACCTGCTGGGCAACGTGCACAAGTACCTGCACCGCCACAGGTTTAAGGGACAGGCGCTGGAGGACCTCAAGAAAACCGAGTGGTACTTGCGGCGCCTAATCATGGAAGAGGAGCAAGGAGGGTAAATGGAGAAAGCAAATCGATATGTAGCGTTATCGAGAAAGGACGTCAGCAAAGGCGTCGAGCGAAAGGGTAACCTAGATTACCTGTCATGGGCTTACGCATGGAACGCGCTGGTCGAGGAGTATCCCGACAGCACGTACTACTTCGGTGAGCCAACCACGTTCCCTGATGGCAGTGTCATGGTCAGGGCAGGCGTCACAGTCGAGGGCTTGACCCACGAGATGACGTTGCCGGTCATGGACCACAGGAACAAAGCAATCACGAACCCCAACGCTAGAGACATCAGCGACGCTCAGATGCGTTGCTTTGTAAAGTCGATAGCAATGCACGGGGTTGGCATCGGGCTGTACTTAGGTGATCTGAAGCACGTCGTGCAACACACCGACTTCGAGAAGGCCCAGCAGTTCATTGATGCAGGCGACTACATGGCCCTGCACCAGTTCGTCAAGAGCCTCAGCGAGAAGGATCAGGTCGAGCTGTTCAACAACGCCCCCATGGGCGAGAAGACCAACTTCAAGAACGCCCACCGGGCGACGATGAAGCAGGCCGAGGAGTTCCTTGACTCCGTGGCCGAAGCGATTGGGGACGCCGTTACCCATTCGGATGCGGTGCTACTTGCCGAGACAGTCGACGAGTTAAGCACCTATGAGCGTACCGCAGTCTGGGCACGTCTCAACGGCGAACAGCAGGAAGCGGTTAAACAACTACGAACGGAATCAGGAGTGACAGCATGAGCTATGACGAATCAATGTTGGTGAAGGGTTTCTACCCCAAGGCCAAGAACCCCAACGCGCCAGACTTTGTGATCGCCAAAGGCAGTATCAACCTGCCTCAGTTCGCAGAGTTCATGCGCGAGTTTAAGGCAGCCAACCCCGGCGAGGAGTGGGTTTCCATCGACATGAAGCTGTCAAAGGCTGGTAAGGGCTACGCCAGCGTTGACATGTGGAAGCCCGACCCAGAGCAGGCGTCAGCGCCACAGGCTCAGGCAATACCGCAACCGTCCGTGGACGAAGACCTGCCGTTCTAATCAACCCACAAGGCCCTTCGGGGCCTTTTTTATCTTGGAGGATAAATGAGCAAGAAAAGAGTATGGCGCCCCCTTAATACTTGGGGCATCTACGCGCTGGGCATCACCACTGGGTCGGTCATTGTCTACACGATACTGGAGCTTGGCCGTGCCTGTAGTGCACTTTGAGGACCTGCAGGCGCTCAGTGGCTACAGGCAGGTCAGCAAGGTAATAGACTGGCTTTCGGGAAATCAGATAAGATTCGTTATCGGAGGGGACGGGAAGCCCCGCACGACTCGCGACTTACTGGAGCAAGACCTCGATGGCAAGAAAGAAAGGAAGGAAGCTACCCCCGTATTGTTTGGAAGATAAGTACGGGGTGCGCTTCAAGCCCTACCTCGGGCGCGTTAACGGAAAGACCAAGTGGGGCAAAACGATAACAATAGCCCCGCCTGACACGCCAATGAGCGAGGTATGGGCAAGGTACGAGGAGGCCGTCGGAAAGGGTGACCAGAACATCTACTGGCTGGTATCTCAGTACCTGAGCAGCGACAAGTACAAATCGCTCTCAGACAAGTCACAAAAGGACTATTCCAAGGCCCTCCAGAAGCTCCTCAGTGAGCCTGTGGGCAACGGAAATTTCGGGCAGGTCGCGCTACATCTGATCGACAAACGCTCCATACGGAGCTATTTAGATGCCTATCCGAGCCCAATAGCGGCCAATCGTCAGATTGCAGTGCTAAAGGCGGCTTGGAATTGGGCAATCCAGCGCTATGACATACCCGAAAACCCAGCTATCGGCGTCAGCCTGAATCGGGAGGCTCCCCGCGTCAGGTATGTATCTCAGGATGAGCTTTTGTGGGTGCGACGGAACGCGCCTCCGCCGATACACCAAATGTGTGAGCTGGCTTACTTGTTGCGAGCAAGGCTGGGAGAGGTCCTAGCCCTGACCGTCGAGGACGTCACAGAGAGCCATGTAAGGCTCGTCAGGAGCAAGGGGTCCGAGGGTGAGCTGACCATCATCAGCGACCGCCTACGGGCCGCTCTGGAGCCTGTACGGGGTGGTACGCATATATGCCACCAGTACACCGAGCACGGCTTCCGATCTGCGTGGGCCAGACTCAAGAAGAAGATGATCGCTGACGGTCTGGAGCCGTGGAATTTTCACGATATCAAGGCCGCTGGCATCTCAGATCACCAGACAAACCATTCTGGGCACCGATCCCCAGCCATGAAAAAGACATACGTGCGGAAGTTGCAGGAGGTGCCTGCGACCCGCTAGGGAGCAGGCATTGAGCAGAAAAGAGCAGAACCAAAGGCACTACCAGAAGCACAAGGAAAAGATCGCCGCCAAGCAAAAGGAGTGGCGGGACAAGAACCCCAAGCGATTTGCTTACCTCATGCAGAAACGACACTGTAAGGAGCGCGGCATTGAGTTCCTGTTTGAGTTTGATGAATGGGTCGACTGGTGGGGCGACGACTTCGCCAATAGAGGCTGCAATGTCGGCCAGCTTGTCATGGCAAGAAAGGGCGACGAAGGCCCTTACCATCCCGATAACGTATTTAAGCAAACATGCTCTGAAAACGTTCGGGAATACTGGCTAGTGAACCGCTTAAACACTGCCTAAATTTTTAAATCTTTCCCGACGCCTTTTCGGGCGAAATCGGCTTAGAAATTGGAGCTGGCGAGAGGAATCGAACCCCCGACCGGCTGATTACAAATCAGTCGTGTACATGTTCGAGCCCAGCAGGCGGAGCCAGTATCTACGCGGTACCACAAGGATGTGGGCCAGTCGACGTAGCCCCTTTTTTAAATTCTCGGGAAAGCCTTCGGGAAAAGTCAGAAAGGAAGGACATCCAGCAGCGCCGCCCCACTTCTTGAGGATGAGCTGGACAAGTGATGTTGCTCCAGCCATCACTCATCACCCAAATACGACAGCAGGCTACCCATTGCCCTGCCTTCCCTTCCTACCTTCTCGCCGCCCTTGGCGAGTATGTCCAGCAAGCCGATTATTCCCTTCTGTGCCGCCCTCGTTGATCCCACAGCGCCTGCGCCGTATGCCGCCAGTGCTGGGGCAATGACGGCAGGGTTATAGGCACCGCCGCCAATAGCACCAGCCGCCGTTAATCCCCTGCTGATAGTCCCAGAGTCTGGCACCGTGTTGCTAAGGATATCTGCACCAGCCTTAGACAGGTCACGCATCGGGCCCTTGCCTTGCGCGAAGGCATTCTTACGTGCCGTCGTGTCGTTGGCTTTAATGGCGGCCTCCAACTGCTTGGGCGTGAACTCCTCGGCCCTCGCTCCAGCCCTGTCAACAACAGCCATGTTTTTAAAGGCCTCGTCAGCTTTTGCCAGTTTCGCCGCGTACTCTGGCGACTGCTCGGCAGCCATATCCATCATGGTGCGCTTTAACTGCCCAGCCATATCACGCATCTCTGGGGCGCCCTTAGTCGTCAGCTTGCCAAGCTCTGAGTCAAGACGTTTTAGGCCTTCTGCGCTAAGCTCGCCAGAGTCACCTATTCTTCCGAGGACTTTATCGTCCACCATGCTCTTGAACTGCTTGATGGTGCTGGGCGAGTATCCCATCTCATTAAAGCCTGAGATCATGTCATCGATCTGGCCGGAGAAGTCGTCAGCAATGTTGAGCGACGGCATGGACTTGGCCGCCGCGTCATAGGCCTCATTGACGAGAACGTGCGCCTGCTCAATACCCTCGGAGCCTGTCTCGGTGATCGTCTTACCCAGTGGGGCGCCAACCCTCTGCAGTGCCGCGTCACGGAACTCAGCCTGAGCACGCCCTCGGGCGCTGTTGACTAGGTCGCCAATGAATGGGATCGATCCGACCCTCTGCTCCATTGCGTCGGCAACGCCACCAAGTGCCTGCCCGACAGTTGGCTGTACGTCGGCCTCCTTGAGAACGCCCATTCCGGCTCTGTTCAGCTGGTTGGTAAATGCCCTACCGCCAGCGTGCAGTGCAGTACCGCCGACACCGCCACCAATGGCGCCAAGCAGGGCGTCGCTCTGGACCTGATCCCAGTAGTCACCCTCGCCAACCTGTGGCATAAACGCACCACCTGCCGCGCCCTCTGCCGCTAGGGCAAGGGCGGTTGTGCCAAGGCCTCCAGCGGGCATGGCGGCGGGTGCCAGCGCGATGCCTGTGGCGACGTTTCCAGCGCCACGCATCCAGTCGATACCGTCTACGTCGTAGGTGTCCTCATAGGCCTGCTCACGGCGTATCAGTTGCTCGTCCACGTCTACACCGGCAGGCTTCCCTAAGAAGCCGCCAGTCTTATCGTGTAGCCAAGCGTCAGCGTCACCCACAGCATCCACAACGCCGGGGGCGAACTCCTCGACGGTGTTCTCAAGGAACTGCGAGGCGCCATAGATCGGGTCAGCCATGCCCTCAAGGAAGCGGCTGAACATGCCGCCCACGCTCCCAGAGTCTTTCTTTGGCTCGGAAACTTTCTGCTCCTTTTCCTTTGGCTTTTCCAGCCCAGCCAAAAAGGCGTCATTGTCTATAGCCATTATCTCGGCCTCGCAATATAGGGCGATATTTCTGGCACCGCATCATTGATAAGCTCATCAAGAACAGAATCAGCTTTCGCTTTTTCCTCAGCCGCCGCATCCTCTCTTATTTTTATCTTTGCCTTTTCTTGGGCCTTGAGGGCGGCAAACCCGTTGACGATCTCGTCGCGGCTTGCTCCATTTGCAGATTGAGCCTCCCAGTACTGATCAAACGTGACATTTTGACCGTTAGCAGTCTCGAATCCCTTGATCTCAGATCCGGGCCCTATGGTCCGCCAGTTATAATCATCCTGCATTAGCTGTTTGTATTCCTCGGGATTGTCTCGCTTGATGCGGCTGAGATCACGCTTTGCTGTCTCAACTTGATTACCCATCTCCCTTCGGGTTTTCTTGATAATCCCGTCAAGCACGCCTTTGTTGTACTCCTCGCCCTTGGCCATTGACGCAAAGGACTCTCTCAGGGTCTTCATTTCGTTCTCGCTTAGAGCGCCAAAGGTTGCCTGATTTATCCTCTCAATCATGTTGTCAATGCCCGCAAGGTCTAACTGTCCGTCAGCCCGCGTGTAAATATCGAAGGTTTTCTTAACGGCGTTCTGGATCATGCCCGTATCAAGCTCCCCAGACTCAAGCTGGCCAAGGAAGTCCTCAGCCTGTTCAATGGCCTGATAACCGGCGCGTTGCCTGTCGTGGAGGGTGGACACGTTTGTGACGGCGCCCTTGTAAAGCTCACCAGCAGACGCACCATGCGCCTCCGCCTCCTTCTGACTCTGAATGGTTTCTAAGTCTCTGCCGCCCAATACATCTGCTGATGTTCGATAGCCCTCATCACCCATGTTGTACAGGGCTGTTTCCTGAACCTCTGCAGGAAGCTCCAAAAACTCCTGCGGGCTAATGCCAAGAGATGACGCCGCCGCACTAACTGCCCCGGTGGCTCCTCCCTGAGTCATGCCATATCTGGTCAGGGTTTGAGTAGCCCACAGATCATTCTCGTCATCAATGCCGTCGTTCATGAACTCTTGAGCACGTCCAAGGTCCCCGACCCGCTGGCCGAAGGTGAAGTTCTCCAGAGCCAGCTTTCCAAGTCCGGGGTCTAGCTGGGAAATGGTAGCGACGTCGGCCATAGACAGATTATTCATGTCAAAGCCACTAAACTGATCACGTAAAAGGCTTGTTTTATAGGCCGTCTGCAGGTCTGCGTCGCCGTAGTCCTCCTTCTTACCACCCGAGTACAGGTGCGAGAACAGACCAAGCCTGCTTTTTAGCGTGCCATGCCTCTCGTCCATCTGCTCCAGAACGCTCATGGGGGCGCCTTGAGTTGGGGCGGGCTCGGCCTGCTGCGGCGGTGTGGCCCTGCTGAACTCGTCGCTCATCATCGCATCTGTGTCAAACAGCCCGGCCAATGCCTGCTTTGACGTTCTAGGGTCCTGCATCATCGTTACCGTCTCCCGTATCCCTGCTTATTCTGGATTGCGGCTAGCTGCTCAGGCGTCATGTAGGGAATGGCGCCGATTCCTGACTGCCCCATGGGGCCGAACTGCGGTTGTTGAGGTGACTGCGGTTGCTCAGGCTGCTGTGGTTGCATAGCCTGAAAGGTGTCAGAAAGAGACTGCTGCGGAGCCTGTTGCTGGCCGCCGAACATCTTCATCATGGGGTTGCTACCCATCATGCTGTTGCCGTTCTGCATTAGGGCGTCAAAGATCGGGAGCATCTGACCCATCTGACTGCCCTGCAATTGACTAAGCATATCCATCATTGAGCTATTGCTGACCCTGCCCTTGGCAAGGTTGTTCATTGTGCTCTGAGTCTGGCCGCTAGTATTTGAGCTTCTGCTTTTGCTTTTGGTGCCCATGTCTTAACCCTCCATCCTTGCGAGGGCCGCTTCTCCGGCCCTTCCTAGCTTGCTGTAATCAACCATCAGGTATCCGTGATCACCCGTGGTTACCGCCTCTGGGTGCGTCTCATAGACCTCCTGAGCCAGTACGCCGTAGTTCATGGGCCACGACATCTCGTCGTCCTTCCAGTCCCACGTATACAGGTTCACTCCGTCAATCTGCTCGACATGTTTAATGTTCTCCTTTAGGCGGACATCAGATCCGATTGGGAGGGCGCCGATACCAGCCGCCAAGCCTTGGCCATCTAGCGACATGCTCGACGAGCTGCCCTGACCATTGCTTGCACCGTAGCCGTAGCCGTTGTTGAAGCCACCGGACTGGTTCATGCCGACATTCATGCCGTTGCTGAAGCCACCGTTCATGCCGTAGTTGTTGCTCGTTCCCTGATTGAAGCTGGACGAGTTGTTCTGGCTGGACGAGTTGTTCTGGCTTCCGCCCATGCTACTGCCGAGCACGGTTGGCCCGCCAATCGTCTGAGCGTAGTTCGCGGCCATCTGCTGTCCGAGCATAGATGGGTTGAACATGTTCATGCCGCCCTGTTGCATGTTCAGCATGTTGGCCATTGCCGCCTGCTGGTTCTGGTCCATACCCTGAGCCTGTCCCATGTTGAACTGGTTGGCCATGTTGTTGGCGTTCATGTTGAACTGATCTGCGCTCTGCGACAGGTTCATCTTGTCCTGCATGGCCTGTTGCTGTGAGTTGTAACCAATCTGTGACATCTGATTCAGGGCGTTCTTGTCGACCTGATTGCTCATATCATTGACCTGATCGCGATACCCAGAGGAGCCCGACATGCCGGAGGCCGCCGCCCTTGCGTCAAGTGACCCGAGATTCTGTTGCTTTAGCAACTGCGCGTCGTCAGCGACCTGACCCTTCATCGCGTCGACATACGGATTGTCTCCGTAGCCGCTTAGCATCTGCTGGCTCAGGCTGTTACCAGCCATGCCCTGCATGTTGTTTTGCAGTCCCGCCATGTTGCCGCCCATGGCCTGATTACCATAGGCCGCGTTGCCAGCACCCAGCGCACCCGCCATCTGCTGTTGCACCATCGGGCTCATGGCATTGACGTCGCCCATGCCCTGCTGGAATGCACCCTGCGCCTGTGCGTATACGTCGTTCAGGTAGGGCGACTGAGCGCCCCACACATCCTGATTGCTCTGGTTAAAGCTGCTGCCACTACTCTGTGAGGAGCCACTGCTTTGCGACTGGCCAGTGTTCTGGCTATTGCCCTGATTGAATCCGTAGTTGCCAGACTGATTCATGCCGTAGTTAATGCCTACGCCACTGTTTACGCCCTGATTGCTGTTGACGTTCTGACTACTAGAGCTTTGGTTGCTCTTGCTTTTCGTGCCCATGTTAGTCCCTCAAATCCTTTCCAAAAATAATATCTCTGATCTCCCAGCCCACCTTGTCCACGGCGTACTGCACCGCAGGCATCTGGCACGACCTTGTCTCAATTCGTTGGCAACCGTACTGCCTAGCCACGTCCTCGTAGAATCCAGCGAACGTCACAGCGTTGGCACCGCCGCGCTCCTTTGCCCATGACAGCCACAGCAGGAACGTTCTGTCCCCAGTGAACTCGTCTGCATCAATGGTCACGACGTTAAAAAAGTTGGGGTGCACCCATAGCTGGCTCTCCCCTGACAGGACGCTTGCGTAAACGTCCTCTGGCCTGAACGTCAGGTTTGGGTCTAGGTGCAGGATCTCCTCGATACCTACCCTTACCCAATCCCACTCCTCTCGGATATTAGCTACCTGCGGGTAAACTAGCTGAGTTGTAGTTTCTTCCATTCGCCCTCTCCTTGGCTGTTTTTAACGCACCCATAAAATCCGTTCTGGGTGGGGTCTACTTCGTTTTCGATGTATATGATTGCGCCGGGTATTAGCCTGTCCGGCAACCTCGGGTTAGGCAACACCGCCGCCTTGGGCGCAACGAACTGGCCCGAGAAGGCGTTCTGTATGGCGTTGAACTGCCGGTCAAGGTAAGAGGCCGTCACGGCCTCTATGCTGGCCGGTACTGGCTCTGCGGCAAAGTCACTCATCGTGCGCCCGCCATCTTGTACTCAATGTCCATCCCGGTCAGGTTAAAGAACCCGCCCTTGCTCCTGATCTGGTAGCAGAACATCTCCCCAGTCGTCCTCACGTCAATTTTGCGGTCAACGCCCGGCGTGAACTCCCTGAAGTCCCCCGCCCAGCGTATCTCGCCGCCAGCCTGTTGCTGGCTACCAAACCGGAACTCTAGGGTGGTTGGCATCGGCTGACCGTTGTACTGCGGGTTGCCAAAGTTCCAGTCCATTACCTGCGAATCCCAAGAGTCCCGTACGGAATTCCAAGAGGACGCACGCTTGGCTGGACCCTCAACGTGTGGGTAGACCCTTGTCACCGTCACGTTGCCCTCGTGGCCACCTATGGGCAGGTCGGTCCTGCTCAGTACCGTGTCCCTTCTGGCGTAGTCGTACTGTGGATCGATGTTGAACCAGTCTCTGGTGTCGGTGTCCCAGCTACCCTGCACGCCCTTCCAAGTCGAGCCGCGCTGGTCGGCGAACTGATTGCCGTACCCCGCGACGTTGGGGTCAACGTCGAATATCTCGTCACCTGTCACGGTGAACATGGCGCGGTCAAGAACCCGCTTGCTCTCTTCCGGCCAGCTCTCGTTGTTGTCGTCCCACGCCCCCGTGGATGCGTCCCACGACGTGTAGGAAACTACAGGCTCGTCACCAAAGTGCCCGTGCCTGTGCTGGCGCTCCAAGTCCCTGATCGACC